TTACGATCCTACCGCCTGGGGCATGGGTGGGGCAAAGTCAGATAATTTCTGGTTCAGAATGGCAATCTGATCCGCATTGTTATCCGACATCCATGCACCATAAACCTGATACACCATCTGCGCATTTGTGTGACCCATTTGCGACGCGATGAAGTTCGGGTTTGCTCCTGCGGTTAATGACCAGCATGCGTAAGTGTGACGTGACTGGTATGCTCTCCTGTAACGCAAACCTGATCGCCGCATTGCTGACTCCCAGCTCTGAGCTACAGAGCCAACAGCGTAATGGTGGCCGGCGATCCCGTTTGTGACAGTAGCCTGTGGGTTAAAGACGAAAGTGCAGGGGTGAGTGGTTGTCCGGCCATACTCCCGCAATTTCACTTCAACCTGATGCTGTTTACCGAGTCGCGTCATTTCCGCCTGGCTTTTAAGAACATCAATTGCCGGTTGGATCAGATGGATAACCCTGTCAGTGCCTGCATCCGTTTTTGGCAGTGTAAACTCCTTTGTCAGCGTATGATTCCTTCTGACCATCAGGGTTCCTGCCTTCAGGTCTATATCCTCCCACGCCAGCCCACACAACTCGCCATGACGCATCCCTGTATACACTGCCAGTGACCAGAAATTCTTTATCTGCTGGTTGTAACAGGCATCAATGAGTCTTACGAACTCGTCCCGGGTTAGCGGATCCGGAACGGACTTCGCCTTCTTCAGAAAGTCGATGCCATCAAACGGGTTCTTATTTATATACCCACTTTCGGTAGCGAACTGGAACATGAAAGACATCACCATCATGTAGTTATTCACCGTCCGTGCAGAGCGTCCTTTAACCGGCGTTCGCTGTCCTTTCTTCAGGGTGTGATACCCCGTCAAAAGCTCCTTCCTTATAAACAGCAAATCTTCCTGACTTACCGCCGACGCCAGTTTTTTCTCGCCAATCCTTGGCACCATATTCCTGACGATTGATTTGTACCGCGACAGAGCGTTAGTGGTAATTTCCATGCTTTTCAGTTCAAGCCACTTCTTCGCCAGTTCAGTGACGGTTATTTCTTTTCTGTCCTCGCCGAATCGTTGGAGGTTTGCAGACTCAGGAAACTGCGCTGCATAGTTAAAACGTCCTGTCTTAATCGCGTAGCAAACCGATGCGCGTAACTCTCCAGCCACCTTCCGATTCTTTGGCGTATCCACAACGCCAAGGCTTTCCCTGACCCTGACGCCTTTATACATGAACCATATGCGGAGCGTTCCTCCGTGGTTCTCAACGCCTGTTGGGTATGCCATTCTTCCCTCCCGACGTCCAAGAGCCCGACTAGGTTACCCTGTAATTTAATTCCGGGCACCAGGCTGTTTGGACGCTTGCTGTTCTATCCAGAGATTGATCGCCTCAGTGTTGTACATGCATTCACTGTTTGGCTTGGGCTCCCCGTCCGGTGATACGTGCAAATACTCACGGCCCAAAAACCATGACTCGCGCCGGGCCCGCTCAATAGTCCCGCGCTTCAGGCCTGTTACGGCGATAAGGTTTTGCTCGGTCACCCACTTATTGGGCACAAGCTGGATCACTTCGCTCATTGGTTATCTCCAGGCAAAAAGAAACCCGCCGAAGCGGGCTGTATTCGTTGCTGATTCAGGCATCACTCACCGCCAGGCTATTCTGTAAGAGCCCAGCAAATCAGAACCGCATAGACACTTTTGACGCGGCGAACCTTTCCCTTTGCCTCCATTCTCTTGAGAAGGCGAAGCGCCTGAGGCGTTTTTACGTGGTCTTTGTAACCACGCTTTGCTGTAATGATATTTGCTAGTTGGTAGGTCATACAGTTTCCATGCCCCTCCAACACTGAAATCACCTCGTGCTCTGTTAATTTGGACATCACTCAGCCTCCTGCTTCGGTGCGGCTGGCAGTTCGTGCCAGTGAGTCGGCGTCCACGACGCACCAGGAATTAACCACCCGCTATCCTGCGCGTCTGGATGGCCAGGAACATATGTCGCCCATTTCGAAGTCCACTCGCTACCAAACCAGCGCCCCACAAGCACAGCATGGCGGCTTCCCGGCATCCGCTCGCTTACCGGTATCCAGCCGCCCAACTTGTTAGCATCGCTTACAGGTTCGACCTGTTCGGTATTGCCGGACAACTGCTCTGCCTGTAGCCGGGTATTGATGTCGCCTTCAAATACTGGCAATACCCCGACAACAGCAGCCCAGTTTTTTGCCATTTCAGGGTCTGATGTCTCTTCGGTGTAATCGGCTGTTCGCCAGCCAATCAACCGCTTTGTCTGCTCTGCCTGTACTGCTGGCGCTGCGGTAGGCGTATTGCGATTGTTAGCCCATGAGCCAACATCTTCGATTTCCATCAGGCGTTCGTCGTCAGTAGGTTCGCCCACCTCGATGCCCATCCTGTCCAGTGCCAGCAACAGTCCTCGCTCGCTATCGCCGCAATCATCAAGCGTGTCGTTTAATACCAACAACGCGCGCTCAAACGCATCATCCGGCACGCTCGTAACTTGCGGTGCTGCGTAGAGCGGGATTGCTGCGCCTTCAATATTTGACCTGTCTACGCGTAGAATCTTCTCGCCACTGTCGGAGTCTATGACCATCCACGCAACAGGCTCAGCGGCGGCGCGGTACTGCTGTAGCTCGCGATAATCAGCACCCGTTAACATGTTTGCGTAGGTATAAAAATCCTGCATGTCCAGGTGATACAAATCGCACTTAAATTCCAGTCCGTTCCAGTATTTGCTATCGCGAATCTCTGGTTTTATCAGGCGCTCATCTGATACGCGTTCGTTGATTGTCATGGTTAGTGACTCCTGAATCCGTTGCATTTGCGGAGAAATTCGACGATATACGCCTGCATTTTTTCAGCCATATCGCCAGACCATCCTTCAGGCGGTGTCCATGCTTCAACAATGGCAGCCATTTTTTTCGCTCTGGCTGGCGTCACATCGAGCGGATCATTGGTATGCTGCTGGTCAACAAGTTTTTCCATTCCAGGAATATCCAGCACCGCAAACCACGTACCATTTGACATACCGAGTCCGGGAATTCGTTGCCCACTACGACGTTTATCTACGAGTGATACAGTCATCCCTCACCCCTCCACCGTTAAATTGATGCCAGCGTCTGGCGCTGATTCTTCCCATGCTCTTTTTGACGCGGACAGCAGGCCTGACAGCGACGTACCGGCTCCGTCAAGGCGGATTGTGTTGTGTATTGCCGCCATGCGATCGCGTAGTTTTGTGTGTCTCGCTTCCAGTTTTGCGATGCGCTTATCTTTCCGCTCCAGTTCATCAAGAAGCGCCAGAAGGTTAGGCGGCGTTAGATGCTCGACGATGCGCGCCAGCGCCTCCCGTCGCTCGGATGTCAATTCTTCGCTGCTGCACAGCATTTCGAGGTCTGGCCTGATTGTTTGCGCCAGTTGTTCTGCTGTCATGGTCATACCTGGCTCCCGCGAAGCTGTGCTGCGAATGTGCGAAGAACATTGATAGATGCGGATACGCCGGTTGACTGGTGATTTAGCATCGTGATGAGTTTTTCTATGGCACCATCAACACCCACCGCCCGCTGTTCGTTCAACCATGCGCCCGTTGCGGGGGTTTCTGGCATACAGTCAGCAGCGTCGAAATACTCTTCACTCTTGTCATCCCAAATCCAGCAATCATCTTTGATGAACTTGTTAAGCGCCGAATTATCAACAGCCAGCGCATCACTACGCGCACTCTGCACGTCCAGCGCCGATGCAAGCTCGGTCACCATCTTCGCAATCGTGATGATCGGCGTGTCGTCACTCATTGCCGCTGCAAATTCGTGTCCGACACGAACCAGATGTTTAGTCTTGTCACCCATCATTACCCCCGCTTACCCGTATAAGTTATTGATTACGTTGATATCAAAAAGGATCGTTATTTGATGCCACTTCCAAATCTCGCTATTAGCAGCGCATCAGCGATCGCCTGCCCTTTGGCTTTTGCGTCAAGAAATCGCAGTTCGGGATAAAGCTGAATTGCCCGGCTGCGTGCCGCATCCTTGTCACTGCCAATCAGCCCTGCCGACTTCTTCCAGGCCTGTGGCGTAACCAGCGTGTAGGGGATGTTCAGCCCCTGTAGTAACCCCTCAGCAACGCCAGCTGCGTGACCAAAGGTGAACATGCTGGCCGTCCCCTGCCCCGGCATGGCGCCGACCTGTTCCAGAAATGCCTCGTTGATTTGGTATTTCCTGAGCCATGCGGCTGCGGCTGCGCCGTTTACCCTGGACTTTGTGCCGACTTTGATGGTTGGCATGTTCAGGTGGTCGATGTACCCGCCCTGCTCTGTGATGAGAACAAGAGCGCCGCTGCATCCAGGGTCTATCCCTAAAATCACCATGCTTTACCTCTTGGGTAATTTAAAACCACATAAGAATTAAATTCAATAGTTATGCGCATTATTTTTTACCTTTCAGGTAATAATCACATCATAAAAAAATGCGCTCCCGCGCCCCTGTCTGGTTAAATCAGACCGTTGGCCTTTCGCCGCAAATATTCCTGGTTAAGCCACTGCGCCGGGGTCATTGATCCGAGAACGGCGGCGTTTGGCATATACCGGAATTCGTGATCGCCATCCGGTGTGTTATGGCTCGTCTGAATCACCTCACGCTTCGCCTCAAGGCTTTTTATCGGGTCAGGCACCGTTTCCCCTGCCGCAATCTTTTTAGCCCACTCATCGAGCTTTTTGGCCGCGAATTTCTCAACCTCAGCTTCACTCAGCTGGCGCTGGTACATCTGCCGCCGGGTGTCGCAGACGATCCAGTACATGACAGGATGCTGCCAGGGGAATTTCTCTGGCCCGCCGGAGTGCAGGCCCTTTTCCCGGCTGTAGCGTTCGAATTCAGCCATCACCGCGTCAATCCCAAAACCAAGCACCGCCGTGCTGTCTTTGCACCACTTGATAAACTGCCCGGGCGACGGCCAGAAAGGCGATTCACTTGCGCGGGCATGGCGCATCCCTGCTGATACCTGCTCTCTGGTTCTGATGCCACCTTCAGCGAATGCTGCGATCCACTGGCGTTTCGCGTCCGTTTCCTGCTGCATGGTCTTAAGGTTGGTTTGTTCTGCTGCCGGAAACAGCTGCTTAAGCTGTTTAAACAGGGCATCGACAAGACGCTCTGCGCTGATGTTAACAACGTTGTCCCGCTGATCATGGTGATTGTCCGGCCCCATCATACGAGCCAGTTCGCCAGCGTCACGGTTCTGAATTGCTGCGAATACGTTACTCATAAGAAATCCTTCCAGCCCTCAGGGCTGTTCCAGTGTGGTACGTCATCGTCAGAGCTGTCACCGCGCTTTCCTGCCGCCCTGTTATTCCTGTTCGTCAGCAGCCGGGCAAACTTCTGCTCCCACTGCACGTGTTGCATCACATTGCCTTCGGCCATCCAGTAGGTTACGAACTCAGCCAGATCTGTTTTTTTGTACCCGTCAGCAGGAAGGGCATGACCCCACGTTCTGGCGCGCATGACGAAGTCTTCTGACGGTTGCCAGTTTTCGTGCATGGTAAATTTGCCGATCGGTTCCCCAATACCAGGAATGACAACGGGAGGGATTTGAATTCCTTCGCGCGGAGAGAGAGGGTTTTTATTTATATCTTCCTCTTCCTCTTCCTCTTCCTCTGGTAACTCTTTTTGTAACGCTGTGCGCGTTACATTTTGCGTTTCACGTTTCCGATGTTCTGCAACCCTTCTGTTTGTAAGTGCCCGTTTTTTCGATGATTCACCGTTGTGACGTTCAAAATTAGGCAGGGCCAGCTTTTCGCCGTCATATGCGAGCCAGCCAACAGTGATCAGTGCATCAGCGAATCCTGTAATAAAAGCAAGCCTATCCAGTACTCCCTTTGTAACGCTGCCAGCGTTACCGTCTATTGTCTGCTGATCGGCCCATGCCCATATGCGAACCAGCTTTCCGAGAACGGCATCAGGGTCGATATTAAGGATTTCAGCGATCTGGAAAATTTCGGGTTTGTCGGGTGTGATAACCTCGACCTTTATCCAGGAACTGGCCATCAGATCACCTCCGGAATACCAGAACCTTTCGCGGCTTCTTCCATGATTCGCTTAATCTCAGCCTGGCGCCGCAGACTGGTGTTGATGGCGCACTCCACGCAGTGGCCGTTATATACATAGCGCTCACTGTCATGACCGTGCTTACACGGTTTTCCCGTGTAATAACGCTTCAATCCTGCTTTCGCAGCCTCCATACGGGTTACGATCTTCATATTGATGCCTCATTACCGATTACTATTACGACAATATTCAGGCAGAGCGAAAAAAAGATCAACCACAAACGGATAATTATTACCTTAACGGTATCAATAGATATGAAAAGACCGCCAGAAGGCGGCCTTATGTGCGATTGAGGGGGATCAGGAGTAGAAAAACGTGGCAAGCTCGGGCTTAGTTTTAACCCATCCGTGAGAACGAGCCGCCTTAAAAAGCCCATCCATCAATCGCTTACCGGGTAATTTTCGCTTACCTGTCAGGTGAGTCTGGATGTAATGACTGGTGGTTCCGGCCTCGTCTGCGAACGCGTCACGCTCATCAGGCGTTAATGCCAGCCAGCACCGCTTAAAATCAAATTGGGTAGTATCGCTCATGACTATTGCCTGATATTCATTTCAGATAATAAATATTCACCCATCAGGTAATAAAAATCAAGGTTTGTTACCTTTTGGGTGCATTTACCCCACAGGTAAAATCGCTTTAAATTGAATCACCAATTGATTCACATCCGAGAAATAATTTTCTGACATGAAAAGCATCCACGACGTTCGCCGAGAAAACCTGAATGACGTAATCGACCGTGAATTTAACGGCGTGCAGTCTCGCCTGGCGGAAAGAATGGTAACGCAACCCAACCTTATCAACCGTTGGGCGAATGGTAAGAAGATAATCGGTGATCAGTCTGCGCGCAAAATTGAGAAAGCGGCGAATAAACCAACCAACTGGCTGGATATCGATCACAAACTTTCCATGCGGCAGGAAGAAAGCAAAATTGATACAACTGATGCCTGCGAGCTGGCAGCGCATAACCTGCGCGCCTGGATGAGTGAAAACCGTGAGCTCTCATCTCAGCAAAAGCTTGCAGAAGCAGCCGGGTTAAGCCAGTCCTCAATAAACCGGCTGCTGCGTAATGAGACTTCAATTACGATCGCTAACCTGGATGCAATTGCCGCGGCGTTCGGGCGTCGTGGTTACGAACTGTTGATACCGCCAGACGACCCGAGCGCGATTAAATACGACCGCTCGCGTTATGCATTGTTACCCCGCAGTGAAAAAGAAAAAGTCGAAAGTTTCATTGATTTTGTGATGATCCAGAACAGTAAAAATCACGATTAATACACATAACTTTCAATAACTAAGCCGCCACTGAGCGGCTTTTTTTACACCCCAATAATTACCCTTGAGGTAATTTTTAGTGGTCATATCTATTGACATCGAATCACATACGCATAATTATTACCTCAACGGTAACGATTGAACGGATGTGAAAGATGAAAACAGCTCATTACTACGCAAGCCGCGGCACTAAATTCCTGGTGATCGGCGTTGATGGAAAGGTCACTGATGAACGCTATGAAGTCAGCGGCAAGGCGGAGGCAAGAAGACTGGCAGCAGAGTTATCAGCCAAGGCCTGGAACTTCTGAGTCTGCAGCCGGGAAACCGGCTGGTTTCAATCGGAGTAAAAACATGCAATGGAAAATCATTAACGGATGGTACTGCATCACGATTTCCGGGCTGATGAGTTGGAAATTCAAGAGCCTGCGCGACGGCATCAAGTGGGCATTCATTACAAAAGTGGCCAGCAACGTGGCCAATGACATGGGTGAGGTGAAGTGATGACTTTTTCACAGGTACAGCGGCTGAAAAAAATCATGTCCGGTTTCGATGCTGATTATGCAGCCACCAAAGAAGTCGATGCACGCCAGGAAGAGCTGGATCAGGCAGTTAAAAACTACTCAATTCAGGACGTGCTGCGCCAGCGCTGGGAAGGTTTAGGCGTCCGCCGCGATGTCGTCGCAATGGTTTTCGATGATGTCGAATTCGAAGAAACCCTGGGCGCAATGATGCGCGAGTTGTCAGGAATCGCGGCCCGTTATGACCTGGCGGACAAAATCGACAGCGCGAGGGATGCGGCATGAAACCTGGCATCTATTTCGACATTAGCAATGAAGACTACCACGCCGGGGACGGCGTGAGTAAGTCCCAGCTGGATATGGTGGCGCTGAACCCGGCGCTTCTCCAGTGGCAGAAATCAGCGCCGGTCGATACCGAAAAGCTGAAAGCGCTGGACATGGGCACCGCCCTTCACTGCCTGCTTCTTGAACCGGATGAATTCGATAAGCGATTCATTGTGGAGCCGCAGTTCAACCGGCGCACTACCGCCGGCAAAGAGGATGAAGCCGCCTTCCTGCGTGATGTGGAAGGCATGGGCATGACGGTAATGGACGCAGAGCAAGGTCGAAAACTGCTTCTGATGCGCGACAGTGTCATGGCCCACCCGGCGGCGCGCTGGATGCTGGAGCAAGACGGTTATTGCGAAGCATCAATGTACTGGAATGACCCGGATACGGGTGAGCTTTGCCGGATCCGTCCCGACCGCTATCTGAGCCAGCACCCGGTGATCGTCGATGTAAAAAAAGTCGCCGATATGGATCGCTTTTCGCGCCACGTAGAAGAGTTCCGGTATCACGTACAGGACGCTTTCTACCGCGAAGGCTTTAAGCAGGTAACAGGAGAATCCCCTGGCTTCTTCTTTATCGCCGTAAGCGAAACCATCGACTGCGGTCGCTACCCGGTACGCGTGTTTGAACTGGATGCGCCGGACATCGACGCCGGGCACGCACTGTTTCGCCGGGATCTGAATACCTATCACCAGTGCCGCATTTCGGATGAATGGGGCGGAGTGGAAACCATTAAACGCCCTGAATGGGCACGCAAACAGGATATGTACTTATGAGCAACGATCTCACTTTGACCGCGCAGCCAGGCGCTACCGTTGGCACCGCTGCAGCGATTTTCAGCCCTGAAGGGCTAAATCAACTGGTTCGCTTTGCTGACCTGATGGCGCAAAGCAAAGCGACCGTGCCTTCTCACCTGGCTGGAAAGCCAGCTGACTGCCTGGCAGTAACGATGCAGGCTGCACAGTGGGGCATGAACCCGTTCGCCGTGGCGCAGAAAACGCATGTTGTTAACGGCACCCTGGGCTATGAAGCACAACTGGTTAACGCGGTAGTGTCCTCCTCAAACCTGTTGGCGACTCGCCTTAATTATCGCTGGGATGGTGACTGGTCAAAGGTAAACGGGAAAACGGATAAATCACCAGGCCTCACGGTAACCGTATGGGCAACGCTTAAAGGCGAATCCGAACCTCGAACGCTGACAATCAGCATGGCCCAGGCAGGTGTGCGGAACTCGCCGTTATGGGAGCAGGATCCGCGCCAACAGCTCGCATATCTGTGCACTAAACGCTGGGCGCGGCTGCATGCCCCTGATGTCCTGCTCGGCGTGTACACCCCTGACGAACTACAGGAGGCGGCACCGCGCATTGAGCGTGATGTTACACCGCCGGCTGCCACCGCATCAGGCATGAACAGCCTCATTAATGCGAAGCCTGAGCAGAAGCATGAAGAAACTAAAAAGCCAGCAGACGACCGGGATCCGGAAGAAATCCTGAGCGCGTTTTGCGATGCGGCAATGCGTTACAACACCCTCGCTGACCTGGATAAGGCCTACAAATATGTAGCGAAACACCTGGTCAATGACGATGAACGCCTGGCGAAGGCCACTGACGTTTACTCCATCCGACGCGATGAGTTAACAGACGTTCCTATGTAACACCACCGCGGCGCCGCGTGCGCCGCACTTAAACCAAAGAGAGGTATCTATGAAAGGTGCATTTGACAAAAAGAAACTCCTCGAGGTGGTGCCACTGTCATGGAGCACTATCGAGCGGCTTGAAGCTGCAGGCGATTTTCCAAAGCGCTGGTACATCACAGATCGCCGCTGCGCCTGGGCTCAGGAAGAAGTAGAGCAATGGCTTGATAAGCGCAAGGCGGAAAGCCCTGAGGTTTACACCGGAAAAAAGCCCCCGGTTGAGCTTCGGAAGTACCGCCCGGTGAGTAGCGCAGCATGAGAACGCTAACTCGCCACTGGAAACGCTGGTCAGGTTGGTACGTTTATCTGGCCGCAGTATTCGCCTGGCTGACATTGCTGGGCGTCATCCTCACAACAGAAGGGTGGTTGAAATGAGCCAGTCAGTGAAGATGCAAAGATATCACCAGGACTACGCGTCACATAGACGCGTGGAAAAGGTGATAGCCACCAGTCCGGCAGCGATGGAGATCGAGAAGAAAGCGCTGAGCCGGGAGCGGCAAGGCCAGTACCGTATTGCTGCGCGTCTGTGGCTTGAATGCCTGGATGTTGCTGTTGGCGAAGTGGAACGTGCGCGGATCGCTATCCGCCGTGACCAGTGCATCACCAAAAGCAATGGCCTGCGCCGCGGTGATTACTCAGGCGTTTGTGCAACGTGCGGGGTGGTCTATGACTAACGCAAAAGACAACATCCGCGTAGGCCGCATCATCATGGTTTATTCGGAGCAAAAACACGGATGGATTGCCCCGGGCGGCCGCGTGATTCGAAACCCACTGAAAGCCCAGCGACTGGCTGAAGAATTAAACGGTAAGAAGGTGGCAGCATGACCGATAAATACACACTTATCTATGCTGATCCGCCTTGGGTATACCGTGACAAAGCAGCATACGGAGAGCGCGGCGCCGCGTTTAAATACCCGGTTATGAGCGTGCTGGATATCTGCCGCTTGCCGGTTTGGGAGCTGGCCGCCGAAAGCTGTCTTTTAGCGATGTGGTGGGTGCCAACACAGCCGGTAGAAGCGCTGAAAGTTGTCGAAGCGTGGGGTTTTCGCCTGATGACAATGAAAGGCTTCACCTGGAACAAATGCGGCAGCCGCCAGGCCGACAAACTCGTTATGGGAATGGGCCACATGACCAGGGCGAACAGTGAAGATTGCCTGTTTGCAGTTAAAGGTAACCTTCCGCCGCGCCTCAATGCCGGGATCATTCAGTCATTCACCGCGCCGCGTCTTGCTCATTCGCAGAAGCCGGATTGCGTTCGCGAGAAACTGGTGCAACTGCTTGGCGACGTACCGCGAATTGAACTTTTCTCGCGCCAGTCGTCGCATGGCTTCGACACCTGGGGAAACCAGTGCGAATCTCCGGCGGTGCAGTTGATCCCGGGAACTGTGAGCAGAGAGGTGAAAGCAGCATGACCCGACATGAAGCCGAACGCTATGAGCAAGAAAGCGTAATGCGTGCTGGCGGTATAGGGATCGCGGCTGCGTTACTGCCTGAATGCTCAGCATTAGCACTGTTAACAGCCGTGCTGCGCAACGCGCCGCTGGCACCATCTGATAACCAGGGGAAGATCCGCAATGAGCCTGAAACACCAGTTGCCTGA